AAAAAATGGAGGATGAGGAAAATTGACCATCAAAGAACTCTCACGATACAAAACACTTAAAAACGAGGCGGAACGCCTACGACAGCGAATGAAGTCTGATATCGTAACTGAAACCGTTTCAGGATCTTCACCAGAGTTCCCGTACTGCAAACATTCAGTTAAGGTCCAGGGGCTTATAGAAAAGCATCAACAACAGTTACATACGGCTTATTTAAAGGCTTACACGGAACAGATTAAACTTGAAGCATATATTCAGTCTGTTGAGGACCCTCTTATACGTGATATTATCAGACTGCGGTTTGAGTACGGGCTTAAGTGGGATGAGGTCGCAGCACATATTGGTGGAGGAAATAGCGCGGATAGTCTTAAGATGATGATATGTAGATATCTAAAAAAACATGTTACCAATGTTACGAATTGAAGTGCTATAATGTTATCATAGGGAAGTTGTAGAAAGCGCCAAAGTAGCGTATAAAGCCATTACGCAATGGTGTGGTGGCGCGTTCCCTAAACCAAGCTTATCCCCTACTTTACATAACTCCTAAAATTTTGCATTGCCGGTGAAAGCCCGGCGATGTGCTGACAATAATTGCAATGATATTGTTGTTGGCACCAGTCGTCTATCATAAAAACCGGGTACGGACGGGATAGAATCGCTCCGTACATTACGATTATTCAGCACCCGCTCCGGTGGGTGCTTTTTATTATACCGAAAGGAGGCTCATCTGTGAGTGGATAATAAAGAAAAAGCAAAAGAACTGTTTGACAAAGGTTTTAGTTTAATTCAAATAGCTAATGAATTAAACGTTCCCGAGGGGACGGTAAGAAGTTGGAAAAACAGAAATAAATGGACGAATCGCAACGCAACGGATAAAAATGCAACGTTGCAAGCTGTCGCAACAATAAGAACTGTTGCAGAAAATAAAGAGCTTACTGAAAAAGAAAAAATGTTCTGTTTGTATTTTGCAAAAAGTCTAAATGCAACACGGTCATATATGAAAGCTTATGGAACTTGCTATAACACTTCAAATGCTTTGGCTTTTAGGGTATTAGCAAAAGATAGTGTTAAAGCAGAAATCAACCGTCTAAAAGAACAACGCTACGCACAGGCTTTCTTACGTGCGGAAGATATCTTTCAAAAATATATGGATATCGCTTTTTCTGACATATCTGATTACATGGACTTTGGCATGGAATCTCAGACAGATGAAGAAACAGGGCAAGAATATAAGTTTAATTACGCTCACTTTAAAAACTCTGATGATATTGACGGCTCTATTGTTTCGGAAGTTTCGTTCTCCAGCAAAGGTGGAGCAAAGATTAAGTTACACGACAAAATTAAGGCTCTTGAATGGTTGGCAGATCACATGAATATGGCAACAGAAGAGCAAAAACTCCGCATTGAAAAGCTTCGCAAGGAAATAGGCAGTGACGCGTCAGAAAAGGTGGTGCAGATAGTTGACGACATCAATTAGACTGTCAGAGATTATTCCGCCTCATTTTTATAATCTGCATAAAGACATTAAGCAACATAATCACAGCGAATATATTCTTACCGGTGGGCGTGGCAGCATTAAGTCAACGTTCGTCAGCGAAGAAATACCAATGCTGATAAAAAAAGACCCCAAAATGCACTGTTTGGTACTTAGAAAAGTAAGCAATACTCTTAAGGATTCGGTGTTTAATCAACTATTGTGGAGTATTGACAAGCTCGGGCTTAATGGCGAATTTAAGGTAACAAAATCTCCGCTTGAGATTACATATAAACCCACAGGTCAGACCATATACTTCCGTGGCGCAGACGACCCCTTAAAAATTAAGTCGATTAAACCAACATTCGGCTACATTGGCATACTGTGGTTTGAAGAACTTGACCAGTTCACAGGGCCAGAAGAAATCAGAAGCATTGAACAGTCTGCTTTGCGTGGTGGTAATAAATATTTTGTATTTAAAAGCTTTAACCCACCCATTTCAGCTAATAACTGGGCTAACAAATACATATTGGATGTCAAGCCCGACAGGGTAGTCGCTAAGTCTGACTATCGCACAGTCCCTCGTGAATGGCTCGGAGAAAAGTTTTTCAACGACGCTGAATATTTAAAGCAGAAAAACGAGAGGGCATACAGGCACGAATACTTGGGTGAGGCTGTCGGCACGGGTGGAAATGTGTTTGAAAATATCAACGTGAGACCCATTACAGACGCAGAGATTAGCCAGTTTGACGTTATTTTAAACGGTGTTGACTATGGTTTTTATCCTGACCCTTGGGCTTTTAATCGGTGTTATTTTCGCAATAATAAGCTATACATATTTGCAGAGGATAGACGTGTTAAAAGCACAAATAAACAAACATTTGACATACTTGTCGGCGAGCACAACATAACAAGCAACGATTTGATCATGTGTGACAGTGCAGAGCCGAAGAGTATAGCAGATTATAAAGCGTACGGACTGTTTGCGAGGGGTGTTGACAAATCGGGCCCGTCAAGAAAATACTCGTTTAAGTGGTTGCAAAGTCTTGATGAAATCATCATAGATAAACAGCGTTGTCCTCACACGGTAGAGGAGTTTATAAACTACGAATATGCAAGAGAAAAGGACGGAGCTATATTAGATGGTTATCCTGACGGCATGGATCACAACATAGATGCGGTAAGATATGCGACTTCACCACTGTGGCGAAAAAGGGGTGTATAAATGATATTATTTGATTGGATAAAGAGGGTGTTACAAATATTTAAGCGTGACGATATTAAAAAAGTAGTAGGTTTAGATCCCACAATATCAACTGAAATGCTTGACAAAATCACATATTGGAACGATATGTATAGAGGCAGTGCGGTGTGGGTCAACGATTATGTTAAGTCAATAGGACTTGAACAAGGCATTTGTCGTGAATTTGCTGATTGTTGCTTAACAGAGATTGAAACTTCAGTAAACAACGATAAACTAAACAAATCATACCAGAACATCATAGAAACGCTTAATGAAAATCTACAATGTGGGATTGCGTTAGGTAGTTTTTGTTTAAAGCCTTTATCAGACAAAACGGCGGAGTTTGTCACAGCTGAAAGCTTTGTGCCGATTTCTTTTAACGCAGACGGGAAACCAACATCATTAGTTTTTATAACTACTAAGACAGTAAAAACGGATAGCATATATAGAAAGTTTGAATTTCACCAGTTGAACGGTGATATATTAACAATTAAAAATATATGTTATCATTCAACATCAACAGGAAGTATTGGCACTCGGTGCACATTGCAAGAGGTCGAGGAATGGGCTAATCTACCCGAAGAAACAAGCTATAACACAATGGGCAAAAACATATATGGCTATTACAGAAACCCCATTAAGAACGTTATAGACGGCTCATTCAGCGGTGTGTCTATCTATGACAATGCAATAGAGCTTATAAGAAACGCAGACATACAATATGGCAGGCTTAACTGGGAGTTTGAAAGTGGCGAACGCGTTATTAACGTTGACATATCAGCGTTAAAACCACAGATAAGCGTAGATGGTAGCACGACTTCATACACGACACCAAACCTCAACAAAAGGCTTTATAAAGGGCTTAACTTGCAAACTGGTGACAATACAGAATTATACAAAGAGTTTTCTCCTGCATTTCGTGATGATAACATCATCAATGGATTAGAACAGCATAAACGAGCTATTGAGTTTGCTGTTGGGCTTGCTTATGGTGATTTATCCAACACACAAGTAGTTGAAAAAACAGCGACCGAAATTAAACACGCAAAACAAAGAAAATATAACCGTGTTAATGCTATTGAGAAGAATTTGAAAGCTTGCCTTGAAGATTTTCTATATGGCTTAGCCTGTTTTAACAACTGTGCTACAAGTGGATATGAATTTGTATGCAACTTTTCAGATAGCATATTAACTGATGAAGAAGCAGAACGCAAGCAGGATATTCAAGACGTCGCAATAGGAGCTCTCCCACTTTGGAAGTACATAATGAAGTGGCAAGGGCTTACAGAGGCAGAAGCAAAGGCACAGGCAACAGAAACACAAGCTAATGTTATAGAATAGGAGGATAATATGCAGGAATATAAACCAAAACCAATTAAGGGTTTAAAGATTACCCATAAAGGAACGGTGTACGACAAGATAGTTTATATTAATTGTTCTAACCAGGGAATATCATTTGCAAATATGCCAAATGAAAGCACAACGGTTAATATTCATTGTGCTGTTGATGAAGCCAAAGTTTCATTTGGTGGTGATTAAATGTTTACTCCGGGTGAATTAGAGGGTATTCCTCTCCCTTTGGAAAAGCATTTTTCAGAGCTTGAAAACAGAATAATGACTGATATTGTTCGTAGAATTAAGATTAACGGCGAAATAACCCGCTCGGCCGACTGGCAGATTCAACGGCTTTCAGAGCTTGGGAAATCCAAAGAAGCAATTAAGGGATACATACAAGAAACTTTAAAGCTTTCACATGAGGAAATCGACAAGCTTTATGCCAGTGTAATTGAAACAGGATATGCAAGGGATAAGGCTTTGTATGAGGCTGTCGGCAAGCCATTTATTCCGCTTTCTGAAAATGCAGGACTGCAACAGCTTATAACTGCAACGGCCGCGCAAACAAAAAACGAACTGAAAAATATTACTCAATCATTGGGCTTTGCAAAAAAAGTCGATGGAAAGATAGTTTTTGAGCCTGTTGCTGAATACTATCAGAAAACGCTTGATTCTGCTATGCTGGACATTTCGTCAGGAGCATTTGATTATAACACTGTTTTAAAGCGTACAGTTTCTGAAATGACTAATTCTGGCCTGCGTTCTGTTGACTATGCTACTGGTTGGAGCAATCGCGTACCCGTAGCTGCAAGACGTTCTGTTATGACGGGATTTAATCAGGTTACCTCTAAAATTAATGACGATAACGCTCAACAGCTTGACACAGATTTATTTGAAGTGTCCTGGCATTCAACAGCAAGGCCGTCACATCAAGTGTGGCAAGGCAAAGTGTTCACGAAGTCAGAGCTTGTAAGTGTTTGCGGTCTTGGTGACATCTCCGGACTTACTGGGGCTAATTGTTATCACAG